GCTTTACTTTTTTCTAAAAAGTATTTTTTTGCTTTACTTTTTTCTAAAAAGTATTTTTTTGCTTTACTTTTTTCTAAAAAGTATTTTTTTGCTTTACTTTTTTCTAAAAAGTATTTTTTTCTAAAAAGTATTTTTTTCTTAAAAAGCTTTTTTTCAAAATAAACTTAAAGTAATATATCTATTAATATGTATGAATAAAAATACCTACCGATTGGAAAAAGATAGTTCTGTGAATTATCCTTTACCCAAAATTTCAGTTGAGTTTGAAACGTATGAGATGAATAAAATTACTAATGTATATGAGTTTAATCATCTCATTCATTATAAAAATAATATTGATACGTTAGAAGATAGTAAATCATGGGATAATGCTAAGAAACTCAGTAATAATTATGAATTAATCTATTTACCTAATAAAAAATTCAAATATGATTCCGTTTCAAAATATGAGCCTTTGAGCAGAGCCTATTTTAAGTTGTATGAAATATTGGTTGATTTTAAACTTATAGAAAGTGATGCTCCAATTAAAATCGGAGCTCTTGCTGAAGGACCTGGTGGATTTATAGAAGCAACTATTAATTATAGAAAAAGATTTATTAACACAAACGACGAAATAACCGCAATCACATTACATTCAACCAATAAGGATGTTCCCGGTTGGACGAAATCTAAAAATTTTTTAAAGAAAAATCAGAATGTAACCATTAATTATGGCAGTGATGGCACCGGTGATTTATACAATCTTGAAAATATTAAGGCTTACGCCGCCTTATTCAATCATGATGCCGATTTTATTACTGCCGACGGTGGTTTCGATTTTTCCTATAATTTTAATAAACAGGAACAAATGTCTTACCGGATTTTGTTTTGTGAGATTGTATCGGCCCTCAGCATCCAAAAAGTGGGTGGCTCCTTTGTGTGTAAATTTTTCGATATTTATACCGAGTTTACACAATCGCTCATTTACTTATTATTTTGCTGTTACGAAGAAGTTTATATTACAAAACCAAATACCAGCCGAGCAGCAAATTCCGAAAAATACATTGTATGTAAAGGATTCTTAGGTATCGACCCTTTGTATTTAAAAAAACTCTATATTTGTGTTAGCAATTTTAAATTTGTTTCGCAAAATAAAAGTCACATCCATCAACTAATGGACTATAATTTTAATACAAAATTCATTAACAATCTTAATAAAATTAATACACATTTTTATGAGAATCAGATTGAAAGCATCAAAAATACCCTTAATTTAATTGTTAAAGATAATTTAGATGAAGAATTTAATGATACGATTAAGAGACAAACGTTGTTAGCGTTTAACTGGTGTAAACACTATAGAGTATCCATAAATTATAATAGTAAGTATTTGATTAAATATCGGAAATTCTTAAAATACTTATAATATATATGTAATATACTTGTAATATGTCTATCATTTTAGCTCCACCCGGTTCAGGCAAAACAACGTGGTTAAATAAAAATAATAGTGATAATAGTGATAATAGTGCTAATGATGCTAATGATGCTAATGATGCTAATGATGCTAATGATGCTAATGATGCTAATGATGCTAATGATGATAATGATGCTAATGATGCTAATGATGCTAATGATGCTAATGATGCTAATGATGCTAATGATGCTAATGCTATTGAAGATGCCGATATAGTATTAAAGGATTTTCATACAAGTGAGTATGAGAGTTCTAATCCGACTGAATCACATCGTAAAGACCATTATTTAACAATAGATAAACAATTATCTATTCTAAGAGCCAACGGAAGACATATATTAGGTTCATTATTTTGGGAAGTCGATGCGGACGTAATTGTTATTATAGATCCGGTTGAACATAAAAAAAGAGTTAATAAAAGAGCCGATTTAGAATGGTCCAAAGTAGAATTAGTAATTCAAGCATTAAAAGAACTTGCCGACAAATATAATATCCCTATTATATCATCGTTTGATGACATTAAAAATATCGTTTAGGGTTCTCCCCCCTTAGCACGACATAATTGTTCCACATTTTCTGTTTTAATATAGTCGGTAATAAGGCATTGACAAATCGAATTAACGGTTAATGTAATTTCTTTATTAGATTGGGTTGTATAAGTTGATACGGGTTGGTCTATATTATTTATATCCGCTCCATATAATATTAATCCTATACGATTAGTATTAATAACATCCGTTTTTAATTTATTATATTGGATTGACAGTCCTAGACTTTGATTTTCGCGTCTATTCCCTAAATATTTATTTAGGTAGTCATGCAAATATGTATTTACACTAATATTAGTATCGGTTTCAATTGTATCTATTGCCATTTTTATTTCAGCTTTTTCTTCAACTGATAGATATGCCCAAGGATTATGCATGTATGTCGAGAACCCATCGTCCCCACCATGATTATACCATCCGATACTTTCATTATAGTAACTGTAATTATTAGGATTAGGTGGAAGTTCAGGCATACTTTTCTGTGTTAAAACTGTTAAAAATTGTATTCAATTTTAATTATATTTGATCTTCAACCCTAAGAATATAAGCAGCTGTACCAAAACTACACCATTTGCTATAATGAGTGGGTTCTCTAACAACATTACACCATAAATTAGAAACAAAACACACGTTAATATTTGAAGCGAAATAAATCCGTATGATATATCTGAAACACGTTTTGTTTTTATAGTGTGGATTAATTGTGGAATTAAAGATATAGTTAAACAAGTCGCCCCAAGATAGCCAAATGCTTCGGCAACTTTTTCAGAACCCATTTATTTAATTTATTTATTTAATTAACTTTAAGTTTTTTTAAATCTAAATTAGGTTTAACACATATGTCACCTAATACTTGCCCTACATTTACTGAGGCATCATGTACTGACGCCTCATGTCTCGAAATATTGTTTTTTTTTTAATTCTGTGGCTCATTAAGAAATTCGGTTGATTGTTTCAACGCTATATCGTAATTAGTAATTCATAATTAATATTCTTTAATATTTATTTTCTAATTATATTATATATGGAAGAATTAAATGTTGTTTTGTTAGTTCTTATATTAGTGGGTGTTGCATTTTTAGTATTCTTAAGTTTAAGAACTAATGTTGATTTCGATTTGAGAATACAAGGCTTAAATAATTATGAATTACCATTTGAAAAAGTTAAGAATGTATCAATTAATGATGTTAATACTTTAAATTATAAACCCCCACAACTGGGTGCTAATGGTGCTAATAATCTTAATAATCTTAATAATCTTAATAATCTTAATAATGAAATTAACAACCATCTTAATGAAACATTAGAAGAAGTAATACAAAGTGCTAAAAATCATAATATTAATTTAGTTGATGACAATTTAGAATTTGGTGGAAATTTAGTGTTTGAGGAAGTAGGTGAAGAACTCAATTCAAATAATTTTATTACCAATTCAAATACCGACGCTGTGTTAAATAATTAACAAAAATAAAATATATATTAACTATATATGAGTAAAAAATGTTCACGATGTTATGAAGATAATGATTATCCAGTTGATATTAAAACAAAAATTCCACCGACTCATAGATGGACTGATATAAATACACCAGCTCCACCCCCCCAATTAAATAAAGGACTCTATAGCGGTCCTCAAAATAATGCTTATTGGATGGGTAAACCAGTAGTGCCAACGACGACTTACTTTATGCAAGTGCTGTTAAAAAATTGTGATCCCCCACCACCCCCCGGTGCAACCGAACAATATCCTACTGATAATAGATTAGGTAATAATTATACAGCCCAACCAGGAGTCAATTGGTTTAATAGTGCTTACGACGAGAGAGGCCCATACAATATGAAGGTTATTGATCCAAATTTTAATGCCAATTATAATGGCAATTCTAATGCCAATTCTAATGGCAATTCTAATGGCAATTCTAATGCCAATTCTAATGGCAATTCTAATGGCAATTCTAATGGCAATTCTAATGCCAATTCTAATGCCAATTCTAATGGCAATTATAATGGCAATTATAATGCCAATTCTAATGGCAATTCTAATGCCTAATTAATTTAGAAACAAAGAAATTCAGTGCCAAATGAATATTTGGAAACCAAAAGTCAATACTATTATCCATATATTTATTTTTATTTATTAAAACAGTAATCCAACCTACTCCTTTTGCTGCTATTAAATTTTCAGGTAAATCATCGAAAAATACGCATTTATCTTCGTCGGTTATATTATTAAGTTTCATACATCTCATATAAGAATTATAGGCAGGTTTCAATGTTTGTATTTTATCTCGAGAAATAATCGATGAAAAATTATTCATTATTTCTAATTTATTTAAACAAGTTACACCATGAGTATACGTTCCATTCGTAAATATTATTTTTTGACAAGGCAACATAACTAACAAATAATTCAATTGTTCGTCATCAGATAATAGATTATAATTAAAATTAACATTATTAGGTAATTGATATAATGTTTGATCTAAATCAAATATCCAGTATAACATTTAATACTAATAATATAATTTAAATGGATATTTTACACGCTTGTATAAATATAGCATATTTAACGCAAATAAACAAATATTCATAGCATCATTTAGTGTTACATATTAATTAAAGCAATGATGTGAAATCGGCGGGTGTATACTTAATCGACTTAAGAATCTTACCAGTATCTTTATTAAATACTACCCACCCATATTCGGATTCGCGATAATCAGGCGTTTTATACCGGACATCATTCGCAACATACCACGCCACAGTTTCTTTTGCTAAGTCTTCCGAAGGACATACTTTAGACATGTTTGAACTATGGACAATATCGAACGCTTCATCTAAGTTAATTCCAATATCACACCCCATTTTATTAACAAAATATAAGAGCTTGCATAAATCATTTGTCATCTCGTCAAACGCCGAATTATTCGTATTTATTTTCAAACTATGATTTAGTTGTTTAATAATAGTTAATACATTATTATTATTCGTTTTAAATTCTACATTTTTCACGTTATACTTATAGTTTTTTACCGAATATTTATAGTCATTATGACTGTTAACCATTTCGAAATCACCCATATTTTTACTAAAATCTGGGGTTTCTGGGTTTATGGAATTAGACTTAAATCTACTAATATACTGTTTAAATTCATCGTCCATATTAATTCCAAAGGCTGCGGCCATCCCATACAGCACATACTTAATATCACATAATGCGTCTACAATCTCAACAATATCATTTTCCATATAGGCGTCAATAAGTTCATTTACTTCTTCATCTACTAACCCATATTTAAGGTTTACTATATTAGGATGTGATAAATATAATGTTTTATTAGGTTCTAAGGATACAAGTGAGCCAAAACATTTGTTAAAATCTACTACTTTCTCGTATCCCGTTTTACTCATATTAATATATTTATAATTCGTTTAACTTTTAAATAAACTTTTTAAAAACAAAAATAAAATATATATATATATTATAATGTCTAAGCCAATTTTTATGTTAAGTAGTCATGGAGCATTCAGCGAGTTAAAAGAAAAAAATCAAATCGCCAATTTTAAAGAGCAATGTGGACAAGCAGCAACCACTATTTATGAAAAATTTAATGATCTTTATGACGATGTTAAAAAAGATGAAGTAATTATTGGTTATGATGGTGACGGATATTACAACACTCCACCTGTTACATATTTATTTTTAGTAGTAATAAATAAATTTATAGAAAGCGGTATAAATGTAACACCAATGATATCTCAGATTAATCAAACAATACCAAAAATGTTATATATGCCAGCTGATTTAATAGAAAGTATAAAACAAACAATCAAAAATGAAATAAAACCTCTGTGTGATGCCTATAATGATACTAAACTATTAGAATCATTAAAAAAACATATTGATTTTATACAACCTACAGTTAAAATTCATTATAATACAGACCCTTCAATAACTGAATCTTCAATAACTAAAACATCCGAATCCGACACTCACTTTGATGTTAAGGTTAAGGTTGGTGCGGGATCATATCCAATAAAACAAGGAGACACTGACACAATATTATTTAACAAAATAACAACTTTAGATAGAAATAAAGGATATATAAAATTATCCAAATTCGATGATAGAAGTGAATGTTATGGTGGATATACATATAAATCAGATGGTAAATCAGATGGTAAATCAGATGGTAACCATGAATTAGTTGGTTCTACTGCTGCATGGAATGAATTTCTTAATTTTAACGAAACGGACTACAAACATATATTTTATGTTCCAGTATGGTTGAATGCGGTAAAACCATACGAAGGAACTATAACACATCAAATCGAAGAAACATTATCTGGAACTAAACTAAATTTATGGCACCCTCGCAACCGCCATACGGTTACTATACGAGATTTTATTGTTAGAAAAAGTTTCTCAGAATTATCTCAATTCTGGCGAGGAAAAGAAGGAAAAAAAGGTGGGTCTCGTAAACGAAGAACTTCAAAAAGATCCAGAAAATCATCAAGAAGAAGAAGTCGTAAATCCCGAAAAAATAAAAAACATAAATCCTTAAGAAGACGTCGATAGATATTTCCCTAAAAAGAAACTTTTTCATAAAAGAAACTTTTTCATAAAAGAAACTTTTTCATAAAAGAAACTTTTTCATAAAAGTTTAGACAAAAACATTATTTATTTTTTTGCTTTTTTCTTTTTTTGAAAAAGGTTAAGAAAGTTTTAACAAAAACATTATTTATTTTTTTGCTTTTTCTTTTTTTGAAAAAGGTTAAGAAAGTTTAGACAAAAACATTATTTATTTTTTTTTGATCTAAACTTTTTTCTAAAAAGTTTTTTTTTTCTTTTACTATATTAATGAAGACCGCGAAAAAAAAAATAGTTAAAAACCACACAAAAAAAACACAACCGAGTATTTGTGCCCCAGGTTCCACGGACTCATCCGAGTCGTTCACGTGTTTTACTAAGGATGCGTTAAAAAATATAATTCGGGCGTGGAATTCGCATTATAAAGATGATAAAATCCGATATTCTTTAAGTGATAGTAAATTTAACTTGTGGACTAAAATGAATGAAAAATTAAAGAGTAAATGTTCGAATGATTATTGTTGGGCGAATCAAGCATTTTTAGCAGATAAAAAATCTGGGTTAAAGAAAGACTATTTTAGACCAAAAATGCCTAATAAATGGTATGAAAAAAGTAGAGAATGGTTAAATACTGATGATATAGATAATGTAATGAAACAATATGAGAAACAATACGATAATTTTTATTTTGTAGGAGCTGTTCCAATGGATTTTGATAAAAAATTAAGTTTCGGTTCATGTGTTATAAATGAATTGTGTACTATTAATATTAAGCGATTATTAAGCAGTGGTAAAACTAAAGTGGGAGTTATATTAAATTTAGATAACCATGACGAAGATGGGTCTCATTGGGTAAGTTTATTTTGCGATTTCGATAACGACAATATTTATTACTTTGATTCGTATGGTTATAATGAAACAAAAGAAGTGAAAGCATTTGTAAAACGGCTTCAAGAACAAGGTAAAAAAATAAATAAAGACATTAAATTTAATATAAATAAAAATAGACATCAATATAAAAATTCTGAGTGTGGGGTCTATAGCATCAATTTCATTGAACGGTTATTAAGGAATGATCCATTTTCAGATATATCAAACAATATTGTTAAAGACGATGAAATGTTCGAGAATCGTGACCGTTATTTTATTAATAAAAATAATGTTTGAGTTTAACATTATTTTTTTTAATATCTACATTATTATAATGAATAATAATTTTCTTGACACTGAAAATTTTAAATATTTAATTAAGTTTGTGTTTAACGACATAAAACAAAAGACAAATCAAGATATTTCTAATAATAGTAAATATATTAATATTTTTAAAAAATTAGTCCAAACAGTCCACGAAAAAAATATGAACAAAAGAGTTTCTAAAGAATACTTAAACAATTTAGTTATAGATAAATGTGTACCATTTATAATTAAACAAGTTGAAAAGGATCATGGTGTGAATAATTCGCGTTTTTTAGATCAAAAATCTATATCATTATCGGAAAGGCCTTTGTCCTCAGGATTTAAACAAGGGCGAAGTAAAAATGATTTTTCACATTTAACTTTAGATGGTCAACATAGCTCTAATGATTTTAAAAATACTGTGGTCAATAATATAACGGGTATATCTTCGAGGAATGATGAAAAAATAGATTATACTGACCGAATGAAAGATTTCAAAGACGAACGTAATTATAACGACAATAGTCGAGAGATACCCAATCAACGCAATCCGGTTAATGAAATAATCAGTAAAAATACAAATGATGACGAAAAAATAGATTTTATGAAGAAAATGCAGGAATTACAAAATGAACGTAATTATACATCGCAAAATAATAGTATGAATGAATTCCAAGAATCGAAGAATTTAGAACATATTAGTAATGATGAACAATTACATGAAGTGAATAATCAAAATGTAGAAATTGATAACAATTTTCTTCAACAATTATATGAAAATAACAATTCCAATGATCAACATAATACAGATAATAATTTTGATATATCATCCTTGGGAAAACTAAGTAATAATTATTTAGATGATAATGAAGATGAAGCTTATGAAAGTATTAATAATCTTAAGATGAATATATTAGATAAATCGGTCCAAAATAAATTGCCCGAATATGATTCAAATATTGACAATTTAAAAGAAGAATACAGTAGCGATACTATAAATAATAATATTAAGATGGCTGAAAAGGAATTATATCAATCTACAAAAAAATATACTAGAATACCCGCACATTTAATAGTTCTGGAAGAGGTTATTGTCCAAGGTGAGACGGTGTCTTTTACATCAAAACTTATAGAATCATTAGTTATAGATAAACCATGCGATGTATTTTTAGAATTCATAAATTTACAAAATATAGTTGAAGATCAAAGCGACACAACTAAAAATCATTTAGAAGGTGTGAATTGTTTTGCGCTTCAAATAGACGAATTAAATATAAAAACATCGTCCAATAAGAATGATTTAAAAGATAAATATATTATTCCGAATGATAGTTTTGGGATCACCGATAATGCGGGCGATGGTGTCGGTATAAACGCAACTTCTTACAATGTCAAATTAAAAACAAACTATATATGTACTATTAATCCAACAGAATTATCATCATTAACTATTAAATTACATGGTTACAAAACCGATTTAAATTTATTAGAGGGTGGACCAGCTGGTGGTAAAATTATAATAGGATTATTCTTAAAGAAGCACAAATAAACTTTAAACTTTTAGAAAAAGTTTTAACAAAACTAAACTAAACTTTTAGAAAAAGTTTTAACAAAAACAAACTTTTAGAAAAAGTTTCTTTTTCTTAAAAAGTATTTTTAACAAAATTATTATTTAAAAATAAAAGATTTATTAATAATAAATGGATAATTCTTTTATTTCTAAAGATAATGTTGAAAATATTTATGAATATATAAATGCGTATTTCGTAAAAAATCATAACTATAATTTAAATAGCTACGCCAACTATAGAAAAATCATAAAAAAGTTAACAAAAACTATATTTAATAGTATACATAATAATGATGATTATCAAAATATACCGGTTAATGCGTTTAATGATATAGTATTAAACAAATCAATTGATTTTTTAACACATGACATTACCACGAAACGTGCTCCCCAACCTATTAATGTAAAATCATCAAACAGTGGATTAATCGAATCCACATTATTAGACCAAAATGTAGTAATCGAAGACCCATCAAATTCAAAGAAGAAATCTAATAAGAGACGAAAAAAAAAATCTAAACCCGAACCATCAAATCCTACAACATCAAATATAAGCAGTGCATTAACTGATACTACAATCAATAATAACGAAGAATTTTTGAATGATTTTGATAGTTTCAATACACAATTAAAGGAAGCTAATAAAAAAATAAAGGATAATTTTAAGAAAATAATGTCTTCAGGGGATGGTCATTTTATATCGGAAGAATCGATGCCTTTCGGCAGTGTCAGTGAAAAAAATACTAATACTATTTCATTAAATTCTAATAAAATGGCCTTTGAAAAAATTTTAGAAGAAAAAATGGAAGAAAATAAGTTGGCGGATCCAACCCAATCGGCATACGATTCTTACACAAATTCCGATATTAGTGATATGCTCACATCAGTCATTTTTAAACAAAAAGATAATACTGAGGCAAATAAATTAGATTCTTATGAAGGCGAAGAATATTTACCAAATCTTATCACTCCTGTCGGGGAAGAAGCACCGATTCAACCGTTAATCTATCAAAATACGGGGGCGGGAACCGAACGAATTGATAAAAAGGTTATTACAATTGATAGTGGAAAGGGCGGAGTAGCACCTGATTTAGAACCTGATTTAGATACTGTAACAAATAATGGAACGCTCACGAATTTTTGGTATAAATATCGGGTTGATTTACAAGATACTGTGCGAATTGATAAATTGTGTGATGTATATTTACGTTCTGTTACTATAAGAGGAATAACATCAAATAGACATTGTCAATATATAGTTATAGATATTGAAGAATTTAATATTAGGAATTATTCGAATAATAATAATTTTAGAAATAAAATAACACTTTCTAATACAGTTACTGATGATATGACAATTTCCACCACTGCGAATGATACCAAATTAGAAGAGGGAAATCATGTATTAAATGTTAATTATGGTTCCGAAGATAATTATATAACAACGATTAATCCTGAAAAACTTAGTAATTTAAATATAACGGTCACAAACCAAGATAATGAAAGTGTAGACTTTGGTGGCAAACATAAAACATTTGCTGATAATACCAGACCTACTAATAGAATTATATTTGAACTCGAATTTAGAAGCCGAAGTGAACGTGATAATATGATATTTGAACCACAATCTTACACTAATTAGATTTAAGTAGTGTTAGTAGTGTTAGTAGTGCTAGCGGTCACCGCTAATTTATCAGCCATATAATTTCCATACCATATTTTATAGGGTTTTGAATTTTTATCGGGTGGTTCTACACCATGAGCTTTAGTGTGAATAAACTCGATTGAATATGAGTTGTAAAGATTGTATAGTTCAACTATAAGGTCTTTATTCTTTATATCACATTTCGTTTTCTTAAATTTATCGTATTTCTGCCAATTGTTTTTAGACCAATTTATAGCCCATTTTGTTATTGAATTCACAACATATTCACTATCACAATATATATTCATATGTGGAATCGGGGTTCGTTTAATGACATTATTTATGCCTATAATACACGCCTTAAGCTCAGCTATATTATTTGTTATTTTCCCTTCCAGTTTTTCACTTATACATTCTTCAGTATCTTCTATGTAGACACCCATCCCCCCTGCCTGATACTTATTTTTTTGTCCATTATTCAGCGATGATCCATCTGTAAAAATATTGACATTCGGACCTTTAACTGATTTAACTTTGTTACTAGATGTATCTTTAACTTTGTTACTTGAACTAGTAGAACAAGTTGAACTGGTTGAACTAGTAGAACTAGTTGTACTGGTTGAACTACTTGAAGCAGGTGTAATATTAAAATATTTTCGTATATCGCTCATACTTATATATATGAATCCTTAAATGTATTTAAGTAGTAATCGCTACTATTTATATATGCCAATCCTTTATTAGTAGTTAATCCTGAACTATATTCGCCTCTTTTCCCACTTGAATACAATGCACCTAATGTTGGGATTGAACTTGGTAAGGTTGGTATAGATATGTCGGTCTCTTGGGGTATTCCAACTATTGGTGGTAGAGGTTTATTAACAACAAATGGGATACTTTCTTTACACGTTGGGTAATCATTAGAGTAACAAGTTTTCTTTGGATACGCAAATTGGTTTTCAATATTTATTTTTTCTAATTTTTCTTTAAGGTCTGTTTTTGATTCAAACTTTTTTTTAAAAAGTTTCCAATTGTTTTGCATTTTATTGAGATTTTGGATTTGTTTGATGGCGTTACAATCGGGTGTTTGATTTTCAAGCTCGCCATACAATTCACCTATTTCTTTATCTAATTGTTCTAAGTCTCGATTATATTTTTTAAGTTCATCATTGTAAAAAGTTAAATATTGTGTTAATAGTGTGTCATTTTTTAGTTGTAGTGTGGCTATTGTATCAATATTTGCGTCTTTGATATCACCTTTGGTTTTGTCTCGTTGTCGTTGACTATCATAATATTTTTTAGCTGTGCGGCAATTTGTTCGATCTGTGCCGTCGCACGTAGTATCATATACTAGTTTATCTCGATTAATATAATTTGGATATTGGTTTAATTCGGTTAACGCATTATGATCGATACTTTGCAACTCTTTGATTTTTTTCCAATTGGCATCATATGCTTGTTTCGCGTCTATATATTCTTCATCATTGACCATTTCATTCATTTGGTCTTTTATCGTTTTATACTCGGCCTGTCTAGCTGATATTTTGTCTTTAATAGTATTAAATCCATCGGTTCTACCGGGTTTGTTATTTTTTAAAACGTTTATTCGCGTTTGATTGGCATCATAAATGGCCATAAATTTTGAAGGCAACTCGGATGGGTAATGGGGATATGTTTTATTATCATCGGCATCATACAAACTGGTAATAATGCAATTATTATTTATGGTTATTTCTTGGTTTAATTTTAATTTAGGAATCACTATGATATTTATGTGATTGCCTAAAAGTTTGCGTTTATCTAACATATTGAATACTATCCAATCTACTGATTCTTTAGAATCTTCAGGGACTACAGATTCTTTAGAATCTTCAGGTTCTTCAGGGACTACAGATTCTTTAGAATCTTCAGGTTCTTTAGAATCTTCAGGGACTACGTTTTTTTTTAAATAGTCTATATCATTTTCAACAAATTCTTTGATTTTTTTAGATGGGTCTACAACTAAATTAGTTGATTCTGTATGAACATGCTGATATGCGTTGTATAAATTATTTTTATAATCTACATTTATAATTTCTTTAAGGATGTATTTACTGTCACTGCCAATATCACTATTTATGAATCGTAAAATATGATTGTTAAAATAATCATAATCAATATAATTATTTACATTGTCATAATTAACAATGTGAATTACTATATTCTTCTTATCTTCATATGATGAAAACGATTCTAACTTTGGCAAATTTGTAATATAAAATACAAAAATAATTATTAGTATAATTAAAATAATTAATTTCATTAAATTATTAATATATTTATTTTTTTTTTCTATGCTTATATTATAAAATATGACTAGTTTTGTTAATGCATTTTCAACAAATTCAAAAGTTATATGTGATCACGCAGTTTTAACAACTAATGACATTCCAGAACTCCTAGGTGATCCTACAGTTGCTGTTGCTACTGGTTCCGAATTTGATGATGTAAAAAAAGGTGCCCAAAACGCCAAAGAGCCATATACACTAACTTCCATCACGGAATTTCCAAAGCAACCGGTAAGTATTTTTGGACAATCCTTTACTGATGCTTTAAGACAAGCTTATAGTAAAGTGTTTGATTCAATGTTAAATGATGGTTTTAAAGGAATAGAGGTTGACTCAATATTGAAGTTATTTGATGCAAAAAAAGATGTATTTAAAACACAACCAACTCTTAATGATATAAAATCATTTCTTAATTTATGGCGCGAAAAGTGTACTGTGAAGGTTGGTAACAATGTGGAAGGTGTTGTCAAGGACGCTGGTTTTAAAATGCTAGAAATGATAAAAGAGGCAAATACGGACAATCTAGCAAAACAAATTATGGGTCAACTAAAAAAGGGGAGAGAAGATAAAATTTTATCTTTGCCAGGCAGTCTGTTTAAAGGAAGTCAAATTACAGGGGGATTTGTTTTTGCTGCTGATAGTGATCCGGAATACATGCGAACCAGGGGTAATGTTGGATATTTAGTTTTAAATAGATGGTTAGAAAACAACAAAACAGATGTATTAGTATGTTGTGAAGGGTGGATTCCTCAAAATGTTTGCAATCCTGATACACCGACTGAAACAGTGGATGTAGTCGACAGAGGCAGGTTCGCCTCAGTTCCCATTAGGGAGGCGGAACTAGCATGCAATATGACACACAAAAATTCTAAATTAGGAAGAAGAGCAAGAAAAGAGCTAAAGGAACTCCGACAGGAACACCGGACCGAGGGTACTATCGCTGATGTTAAACTTTGTGATTCCATCAAAGTCAAAGCCACTATGCCAGGTATCAAATATTTATATGCTGATATAAAAGAAGACGGTGAAGTTGCTGATAAACTTGCTATTTTTTATGATTCTCATAAAGTTACTATTAACAATGTAGAAGGTGCTAGTTGTTCAACAGCTTTTGGCGGCTCAGCTACTCGAAATAATAAGTTTGATGGTTTTATTTATTATTTTGATATTGTTCCTAAAGATGGTTGTAACCCATTAAGAGCCGCATGTGTTCATGGTAGTAGTGCTGGTGGAAATGTATCATTAGAAAATATTAAAAACCAAATTGAAACCCACGAGAAGCAAGTTCATATGATAATGGGTGATAGTAATTATACAATGTCTAAATCTAAACAAACACAGGATATAATTGATGAGTCATTTAATAGTTTAAGTGAAACACATACAGTTATTAGACCTGATTTTAAAATCCAAAAAGACCGTGTAGGTAATAATATGATGTTAAATAATCAAGTAGCAAAAGGTACTTTGGACATGACCAAAAAATCAGACCCTGAAAAAGATGGAATGTTTATAGTTATTGAGAAGCCTGTAAAAGCAGACGGTGGTGGCCGTAGATTGCGTTCAAGAAGAAGCCGAAGACGAAGCGGACGAAGAACCCAAAAAAGAAACAGAAGTCTTAGAAAACGAAGTGTTAGAAGTCTTAGAAAACGAAGAAGTCTTAGACGCCGTGGAAGAAAAGGTAGTCGTAGAATGTAAAAAAAAATCAATAAAATTTAATCCCATTCACTACCATAACTGTAATCACTATTAATACTATGATCACTATCATAATTAAATGTATATTCTTTTTGGAGTAATCTACAATCATTGTTCTACACATAGGGCAATTGGGTTTGTCAATATTTTTAATTTGGGATTTGACCCATGATTGAAGACACTTTTTATGATATACATGACAACATTCAAGAAATACTAAATCATTTTTCTTTAATTTAAATTTTTCTAAATGAATAGGTTCTATACAAATAGAACAATCAAGTTTCTCTGTTTTATCAATCTTTGAATGATTATTAGTATTCAGTTTAGTAATATATTTAGCACTAAGTGTTCCATTAAATATTGGGGCGTTATACTTTGTTATGTTCATCTGATTTATTAACCTTGGGTCCTTATGTAGAGACATTAATGTAAATTTAATCATTCCAGTAACTAGCAACACTAGCATCACTAGCATCACTAGCCTCACTAGCATCACTAGAATAACTATCATAAGTAACGGTCTTAACATTTTCACTATAATTTACAATAATGTCTCTGCATAAGGGGCAATTGGGTTTATTAATCTGTTTAATTTGGGATTTAACCCATGTTTGAATACACGGTGTATGATACACATGACCACAATTTAGAAATACTAATTTATTTTTTGTTAATTTAAATTTATCCAATTCGATTGTTTCTATACAAATCGAACAGTCCAATTCATCTGTTTTATTAATCTTTGTGTGATTTTCGGTATTCAGAGTAGTAATAAATTTTTTATTAAGCTTTTTTTTAACAATCGGGTTGTTTTTATATTCTCGCATTGACCGACACTTTTTAATAATTTTGTTTTTATATTCTCGAATTGACCGACACTTTTTAATAAGTTTGTTTTTAGTATAATTAATAATATTATTTAAAAGTATAATAAAACAAGCAACACATACTAAAATAAATGGACCCATAAATATTATTACAACCAACCAACGACCACCACAATCAGGAATACTCTCACTACCACTACCACTCATTTCGTTCGACCCACTCATTTCGTTCGAACCACTCATTTCGTTCGACCCACTCATTTCGTTCGACCCACTCATTTCGTTCGACCCACTAAAATCATTCGTGTAAAAAGAGATACTTGGCATTAGGATTGTTGAATGTTATGTTGTAATAAGAGTAACAAATTAATTTCAATTTTGTTACATGCTTATATTATCAAAGCCGTCGAACCTATCTTCATCAACATCATTTTCCAATCTATCGGCTTCATAGGCTTCATGATTTTCTAGTTCAAAGTTTTCAGCATCATTTTCTAGTTCTTCGTTTTCTATACATGGACCACCATGACAAAAATAGAATGTATATCGTATACATAATGATATTAAAATAAAGGTAAGAATAGGAGAAAATATTATTATAACATATTCATATGGTTCAGTTTTATTCATTTCACTAAATAAATTATATTAGTAATTATTTAATTCAATTTTTATATTATATATTTTCAACATAAGAGAAAAGTATTTAAAAATTATAGCACTATTAAGTATTAATGATAACATCTAATAAAAGACCAACCTGGGATGACTATTTTAAAGAAATGGTTTTAGTAACAGCTAAACGATCATCGTGTGACAGATTAAATGTAGGCTGTATATTAGTCAAAGACAATAGGATTATCGCCCAAGGGTATAATGGCTTTCTACCAGGTTGTCCCCATAAATCGATTGTACGAGATAATCATGAACAAGCTACCGTCCACGCCGAACAAAATACTATAGCAGATTGTGCCAAAAGAACTGTAAGTTGTGATGGTACCACTGCCTTCGTTACCCATTATCCGTGTTTAAATTGTGCTAAAATATTATTGGCTGCGGGAATAAAAGAAATTAAATACATTAATGATTATAAAAATGATGAATTAGTGAGTGTATTCGCAAATCAATGCAACGTTAAAATTATTAAATTATAATCACTTGAAAGATAATTATGTGTAAAATATATACTATGACTAAAATTATATACGAATATGTTTGGCTGGGTGGTAATTCAGAGTTGCGGTCTAAAACAAGAGTTATTGATACGCAGAATTCGCATAATTCACAGAATCCGGAGAATTCACATAATTCGCATAATTCGCAGAATCCGGATATTCCGCATATCAACGATATTCCGCATTGGAATTATGATGGTTCTTCAACGAAACAAGCCTTCGGTTCTAATTCTGAAATAATTTTAAAACCATGTGCTTTGTATAAATGTCCGTTTAGACGGAATGACTATAGTTATTTAGTATTATGTGACACCTATGATACAGAAAATAATCCGTTAATAAATAATAATAGAGTGGCTGCTAATAAAATATTTGATAAGTATCCAACTCAGGAACCATGGTATGGGATCGAGCAAGAATTTTTTATGATAGATAACGATACTAAATCATTTTTAGAGATTAAAAACTTAGAACAAATAGGGTTACATTATTGTGGGTTAGGGTTAAATTCTAAAAGCCGGTTAATCATTGAAGCGCATCTTGACGCGTGCGTGTATTCGGGATTGCACATATCGGGTATTAATGCCGAGGTTGCCTTAGGTCAATGGGAATATCAAATCGGTCCAGTTGAAGGAATTCATGCCGGCGATGAACTATGGATTTCACGCTATATTATTCAACGCATCGCTGAGGCCCATAATGTAACAATTGATTTTGAACCTAAACCAGTGAAAGGGTCCGTTAATGGCTCAGGATGCCATACAAATTTTAGCACAAAATCGATGAGAAATAAAAATGGATTAGAAGTTATTAATAGTGCTGTTAATAAATTAGAGACAAAACATATAGAACATATGGCTATTTATGGAAAAAATAATAAAGAACGAATGTCGGGTGAATGTGAAACATCAAGCTATGATAAATTTAGTGTTGGGATTGGTTCTCGTGGGTCATCAATACGGATTCCAACCGACACACTTAAAAATGGATGTGGCTATTTTGAAGATAGGAGACCGGGTTCAAATATGGACCCCTATTTAGTAACAAGTAAGATTATGGAAACAATTAACTTGTAGAACAATTAAGATAAGAACACGCAATATCAACTAATTCTTGAATTTTAGGAGCATACGGTATAACTACATTTATCATATAATTTATCCTAATTAAATATATTAAATTCGCTATATTCAATAATAATACCAAGAAAACACCTATTTCTAATTTATTAAATTTATTTTTATTAACATTAGGCATTGGATCATTTATATCATTTTCTAATAATACACTTGTAATATCCATATTAAAGATAATACTTTACTTTCTTTTAAATAAACATATTAATATCAAATATGGAAGTTGAAATATCGACATATTACCCACCATTAATAAATCAAACACATCTAAGTAAAAAACAAAATAATAGACATTTATTGTATACTTTATTAGGTATATCAATAGTAATAGTAATAGTATTAATAGTTAGTATAATTATTAATAACAAATAATATTAAAATTTGGCATTATATTATTTTTTACTTTTTTAACTTTTTAGTATTTACTTTGTTTTATTATCCCATAATTCGGTATATTCACTTTTAGAATATTCATTATAGAAACCGCATATTATTTCAATAGGATAGTTGTGTTTTTCGGCTATCTTTATTGCTCGTTTAATAGATTTACATATTAATTTAGGTGGATTTTGAAATACACCACCACCAATTAAAGTTAAATAAATTTTAGGATTATTCGTTTTTTTGAAATTTATTATTCCCAAATAAATAATTGCTTCGTATGTAGCATTTAATATAATTTCTGCTAATGGATACCATGCTTCAGGTTCCCATATATTAGAATATCCAATTGATAAAGCAGAAGTATATACTTGTGTCACTAAAAAATCAGGTTTATTTAGTATTTCCCATTTATTCTTAAATACGACTTCTAAATCAGAATGAACCCCTACTTTTAATTTATTTATTAAAATATTTTTAAGTTCTTTATTATTTACAAGGTGTTTATTCAATTCAGTCAAGTTTTTAACACTCGACTCAGTATAACCATTTTTTACTGTTATAAATTCACTCCCATACACCTTTTTCAAATAAGTTTGTATATCAATTAAATTATTTATTTGACAATCCTTAGTTTGACCCTGTTGTATTTTACCATCAATAGTTTTTACATCACAAAAATAATTTCTATAAACAGCCCCTGGTGCAGTTGCCAAAGAACAAGCTGGACCCTGTGTTTTATCATATACATAGTTGGTTATACCATTTTCGGGTATAACAGTTTCAGAAGAAAACTCTAAACAATTAAATTGTGACGCACATTGAAATAACGCACCTTTATTTTCTTCTTTACTATGAACTAAAAATATATCACCTACAATTTTACATTTAAATGTAGGATTTCCTGGATTATTATTATCTAAATTGTTTACAATTTTTTTTAGATTTTCAATAGATTTATTATCAAATGTACCTATATTATATTTTTTATTAGTTATTTTAGAAGTTAAAACATTTTTATTTACTGAAAAATTTATTTTGGTTTTTTGATAATTTTCAGTTGTATCTATAAACTCATCAAACCCAAATAATTTTTTAAACCAAGACATTATTTATATTATATATTTTAATCTATGATTTAAGACCCATTTAAGTTAAATTAACTAGTATTTGAAGTGTTAATATAAGTTTCATCTATTTTTTTGCTTTCATTAATAATCATTATTTCGGTTTCTTCTTCGATTTTTTCTTTTATATGACTTGTATCATCTTCAAAATTGTCTTGAAAATTTTTATATTTTTTTTGTGGTGTATCTATATCCTCGTATGTTGTATCAATCATCATATAACTTTTATCTACCATATCTTTTACAACCGTTTTCTTTTTCCGAAGTTCCCATATAGGATCATTCCATACTAAAGCAAAGGGTTCTTTCTTATTCGTTATTTTTACATTGTGATTTTCAGGATGATCGGAATTAAAATGTAGCATTTTAATTAATTCCTGGACACTATCATAGGGTCTATTTAACAATGCCTTTATTTTTTCAACTGTCATATAATCAGTATTTTCTTTGCCATAGTTATTCACTACTATAATATTATTGGTATTATTTACAATTCCTACTTTATCCAACAATTTCTCTATTTTTTTCTCTAATTTTTTCTTTTCTTTTTCTAAATTTTTATTAGCTATTTCTAGTTTGTAAATTTTTTTATTTTCCAATGAGTCATCACTCTTACAAAAATGTATCTCATGTCTCCTTTTACTAGGATTAGTATTAAATGTTTCATCACAATAATTACATCCATATAATTTAGAAATAGTTGTGTTCATGTTGTGTTCATTTGTGTTCATTTGGTGTTCATTTGTGTTCATTTCGTGTTCATTTGTGTTCATTACCATAGCCGATAAGGAATCTTCAACATTCGTCAAATGTTTATTAGTTTTAAGGTGTCTTTCATAATTAGATTTTAATTTAGAAACAAAAACACACCAATCACAATTATACAAAACCATAATATATAATAATAACACTATATTTTATTTTTATTAAATCTTTTTATATTCTTTTTATTCTTTTTTTATTCTTTTTTTTATTCTTTTTTATTCTTTTTTATTCTTTTTATTCTTTTTTTATTCTTTTTATTCTTTTTTTATTCTTTTTTATTCTTTTTTTATTTTAAGACCATATTTTCTTTATAAATATTATTCTTTTTTATACATTTTTTATACTTTATTTATTATATTTATTCTATTTAGTATATTTTAGTTCTTATATTTATGGTATTAAACTTAAAAATATTATATTAATCCTTATAATTTAATAGAATTTTAAATGAACACAAATCGTTTTTTTTTTTTAGGGGGGGGGGGGAATC